GGTCGCTGTTCAAATAGTCCACTCGCTGAAGCACCAAAGGTTTAAAACGGTTGGTGTGTTCTTTGAGGTTCACATCTCTCAGCCTCTTGTTCAAGAGTCCCTGAAGGGAATCGAAAAACTCCGGGTCATGCTGTGCTGCTTCGCGCAATGCCACGTCACAATTAAGTGCCGTAGCCGCGTAGGGATCATCACATCGATGAATCCATTGGTAAATATCGCACAAAATATCTCTTTCGAGGGGCGCTCTCCAAACATTTCCTTCTCGCCGAAAACGGCGCTTCAGGAAACCAATCTCTTCGATCTTTTTGAAAGAGAAGTCCTTACCTTTCTTATCTCCAGTTGTTATGTCCAGTCCCAATTCCTGTACAATCGGGAGGATGTTTGAACCTGAAAACCATTCAAACTCGTTGCTCACATTCTTAACGACATCGTCTCCATAGACAGCTATCTCGACGTTCTCGAAGTAATCTTCAGCCGTAAATTTCAGATCGTGCTGTATATTGTGATAGTAAAAACAATACAACATTATCAAATCTCCTATTACACTATTCAGTTCTGCAGTTATTGCGCAGCCACTCGAATTACCAGATGTTTTAAATACTAATCTATCTTTGGCAATGATGTAATTGTAAACTATCTCTCTAATCAGCACCTTTCTTACTGTTCCGTCCTCAGAATCGTCTCGAACACCGTACCAAGCATTAACTATTTTGACAAATGAATCGAAAAACTCAGGGTGCAACGAAGTATCCCAGTTCGCGTAGTCAAAATCCTCCCAATTGTCACCAACACGCGATAAGCGATTATACAAGGCTGTCCAACCTGTTCCAGCATCTATGCCAACACAAGCAGCCATTTGACCGGCCGTTGCGTGCATTGTAGCCACGAAAGCACCGAAGTACTTTCTCACAAGCAAGTTGTAATCCATTGGCATGCATATAAATACACGCGTCTTTCCAGCCAGTATTTTCGCAAATACACGAGTTTCATCTTTGAGGCAAGCATAAGAAATAGAGGGAACTCTCACTCCCTTCTTCGCTTCTGATTCTCGGTGAGAAATAGCATCTCTAAGCTCCTGCGTCATCGTGAAAATATTTCCCGAAGGCGTCT